AGCGGTTATAACTGCTGAACCCGCTCCCTCGCCTGTTACAACTCCATCTGATACGGAAGCCTTGGTGTCGTCAGAAGAACTCCAAGTTACCGTCTGGCCAGCAGGGATCGTTGTGGCACGGAGTGTGTCTGTACCATCTACAGCAATAGTTACGTTTGCCTTATTCAGTGTCAGATCGGGAACGATCGGTGCATCAGCATCTATTGAGTAGATAACCATGGGCACTTCTCTCTGATTGGCAAGTGATACGTGGCCTCCGATATTCAGCGCAAGCTGACCCTTTCCATTCTTTGTGGTCTGGATCGAAAAACCGTCTGTTGACAGAGCGTTCTTGATCTGGATTGCTACAAATCCGCCGTTAGCCTTATCGCCAACCCACCAGATATCTTTAAAGTCGGCGGCTTTAACTGACATTCTCGGAACTATTTTATTTCCGTTTACGATATCTGCGGCACCCAAAGCCAACTGAATCAGCTCGGGCGATGTTCCAAGTCCTGTTGTAGCGAGTGCAACCTCCCACTCGTCAAGATGTTTGAACTCCATGACGTTCTTGGGAGCATTATCTACATCCTCTGCGAAGTCAGAATATGTCGGCTTGCATGTAGGATTTACACCGCCTGTGGTGGCGCAGATGATATCCTCGTCAAGGAATCCGTCTCCACCCGATACAGCCGCATCAATGTCAAAGTTCTTCAGAAGAACTCCTGCGTCCATCTGAAGATCGTCGAATGCGGATGTTGGAATTACTGTGTATCTTCCCATTTCTTTTCTCCTCCTAATAGTTCGTGAAAAACTCCACCATTACGTTTATGACGATGCGCTTTACTATTCCGTCTGATTCATCAGCCATTCTCTGAAACAGGGGCGTGTCACTTTCGTAAATTCGGAAGCGGCCGTCCTCTATGGGTAGAGCCGTGCCCCGCAATTTATACAGCCTCTTGGCTATCTGCTCGGCTTTATTTGTTATGGCTACCCATGACGTGTCTCTGTACCAGATCGACGCGGATACCGGAAGCTCGTGCTCAAAACTCGCCGTTGACACCTCGTATGTTATATAAGGCATTTCTGCGTTGTCTGGAACGCTGTTCTCTTCATAGGCCATAAGCCCAAATGAACTCCAAAATGACTGAATTGCTTGATCTTTCGTCATAGTTTCCACTCCTCCGCAGTTACCTGCCGCATATCCAAATTGGAACTTGCCGGGGTGAACTTATCATCACCGTCGGATGTGACGCGGAAGATCTTTTTATCAGACACTCTTTTGAACACATCGTGATATTGTAGAGTCGTGTTTTTGCTCGTCGTGACAGTATACAGACTCGAGACCCCCTGCTTCTCGGCAGTTCGTGCCTCGATAGATGTGTCAAATACGATGGCCGCAGAAAACTCTGCTCCTTCCACCCAAGTGTTAATAAAACCACCGACACCATCCGGCTGGGTGGTCTTATCTAACATCACACATTTTTCCATTGCATCGGTCAGCAGGCTCATACTTTTCTCCATCTATTCAAACGACTGTGGAATACTGATTGCCATGTAGGGCCGCTGTTGGCTCCGTCTGCCCCGCTTCCGCTTGCCTTCGAGTAAGAGTACCCTCCGAACGATTCGCTCGCATATGGGCTATTTACAGCCGCTCCATAGGTATCAATCCAACTTGAAATCTCCCCTGCCAGTGAGACCACGTCAGTGGGCACGGCCATTGCCCAGACCGCACCCACAAAGGTCTCGTTGCGTAAGGAAGAAGCGTCTGACTCATATTGGTATACACCGTCGTTGAATACACTCCCGACGATTCTGTAATACTGTCCTTCCTGCAAGAAATCGACCTGCAAATTGCCGCCAGAGATCGTAAAGGTCCCAAAGACCATCCTTTGCTCAAACCAATTATTCAGCTCTTCGCATATCTCTGAAAGTATCATGCAGTCTCCTTCTTTTTGGTGGTCCTTTTCTTTGCCGGCTTCTTTGTCTCTGTTGTTTTCTCTGCCGGTTTCTCGTCCACCTTCTCGATCAGAACAACACCCTGCTTGTTTTTCTTGGACGATAACTCTGCAAGTCTCTCGTCTGAAACTGTGAGGCCCTTGCGGGGGAAGATATCCCCCGCTTTGTACTCGTGGTTGTTGTCCTGTAAGTCTGTAAAGTATCTCACTACTTTGTACATGGCTTATGCTCCTGTGCTTGTGATAGTTCCCTTAACTACGCCTGCCGCGTACTCAACGAAGATATCGATGCCGCTCATTACGAGTGACTCGATCTGCGCTCTCTCCTCGTTCTGATATCCAGACTTGATACCGATAAATCCGGTCTCGTCAGATGTAAGCTGGAATGCCTGTGCAATATCACCGTTCATGGTGAGGTAATACAGGACGAGGTTTTCCTTTGCTGTAGATACGAATGTTCCCTCCGTAATTCTGGAGCTTAAGATTACGGTGCCAAGGCCAAGGAAATCCTCAACATAGTTAAGGCCGAAAGCGGTCTGAACTGTAATGTTTGCCTTTGCAAGATAATCAGCTACATCCAGAGGATTTACAAAGTGAACTGCCTCTGCCGCATCGTCCTCGAAAAGGATCTGCAACTGCGCCCATGCCTTTGCAAGTGCCTCCTGCAGTCCTGCTCCAACGATTGATGTAGAGCCGGTGATCGTTCCGTTAAGGAAATTAAACAGGCCGGTACGGATACCGTTCTGAACATCCCTTAAAAGCTTCTGATCTGTCTCGTTTACAGAAGCGTCATAGCCGGACTTCTTGATTGCCTCTGCAGATACGGCCTTACGCCATTTCTTAAGAGTAATCTCGCCAATGGGTGTCTTGGTTACCTCATACTCGGACAGGGGAATAACATCACCCTCGTCTACTGATCCGCTGTGAAGCTCGCCAGAGATGGTGTAGGTATACATTGTGGTGCCTTCCATCATCGGTATCTTGCGAGTTACGCCAAGGACCTCGAGCAGTTTGTTGAGGCTGTTGTGTGTGAACTGCTGTACAAAGTCGACCTCACGGACCTTCTTCATATCAGCCGCTGTTGTCAGATTGGTTTCTGCGCTCATGATAAATCTCCTCTCGTTTGCTGGTAGTCCGTCCTGCTACGAGAGCAAAACCAGACTACTGAATCCCGAACAATGAAGGATTTTCTGCAATTGCCTTCTGGCGTTCGCTTATATCCTTAATGTTCATTATCTCTTCTTTAGTTTTTGCAGTACCGCCCTCGTTATGGCTCGGTGTGGGTGTTTTTGCACCCTTGGTGTCCGTTGTGACGATAAAGTCGGACCATTCTGCCTTGATAGATTCAACGACCTTCTCGGCGTCCTTGATCTTGCCTTCCTTGTCGATAGAAAGATCGTCCAGATTTGTTACCTTAAGGATTGCGTCGTATCGCTTGTCGCTTACTCCGGCCTCTTTCAATAACTCCTTGTACGCTTCCTTTTTTGCGGACCGTGCATCCTTGTCGGATTGCTCCTTCTTGAATGCCTCAAAGTCTGAATGTTCCTTTTCAAACTTGGCCTTCCAATCTTCGGTGTCCTTGTTGTTTTTCAGCTCCTCGTTTTCCTTTTTCAGAGCGTCATACCCTTCGGCCTTCTCCTTAAACTTGGTTATCTCGGCCTTTAGACCTTCAACGGTCTCTGCGTGAGCTTCGACGATTGCAGATACCTGCTGATCTTCCAGCCCCATACCTTTTAGCATACTGCGTGTTAGTGCCATTTTTTTCTCCTTTTCTTTGGTGGATTTTCTTTTCCTAAAAAAAATGGTAATATCCATTTCTTTGAATACCAAAAATATAGTAAACAAAAAATAAGGCTCTGTTACACAAACTTTGCAACAGAGCCTTATTATTCTTTTATCTATTCGGACGGCTTTATTTTACCCCGGATGATAAAGCCATCGATGCCAATTTCTCATACTTGCCCTTATTTTTTACCAACGCATCCCTCATAAAGTGTGTCGGCCGCATACCCTGTGACATGTGAGCATCTATTCCCTGTGCCTGCATCCGGGCAACGATCCGCTTGGCTTCCTCGTATGTATACGACTTATGTCCATGTATACCGCTGGAGTTTCCTTTAACATATACCCACCAGCCACTCTGCCGGCCCCCTTTTTCTGCAAATATGCCGGTTCCATATTCTACATAAGGCGCATACTCCATCGGAGACCCTATGTATACAGAATCTTCCTCTTCGACAACCTTTTTTGTTATAGATCCCCGCAAGGCCCCGGTGTCGTTATTCTTTAAATTAGTGGCAACATCGCCCTCGGCCGCCTGCCCAAGAAGCTCAAGTGCGTTTTTTATTGCGGCATCTACCTTCGCATCTACCGCATGACGATTGCTTTTGAAATTAATTACTGCCATGTAATCACCTTATTTTATCCCACGTCTCTCTAATATAGTCCGGAACATCCTCTTTTAATTCAAAACAAACCCCATTCTTACATTCTTCTCTGCTTCCATGGAACCGCGCCGGAATTCCATCCGGAAAAGCACTGCAAGTAACACACCACCCATCTTTTAATCCAATTTTATGCTTGCATTGATCGCATAGCGCAAACCCGATCACTATTCTTCCACCCCTTCCTTTTTTATGGTTTTATATTCGGGGAATATATCTTCAAAAAAATCCTTCGCTTCTTGGTCTAACTGATCATATCGCCCCTGTTCTAACAGCACACCTATTTCTGCCACGCTCTCCGTTTTATCACCGAGAGCTACTTCACTAATTCCAGCCAGCCCCTTCTCTTCGCTCATTCTTCCCATTTCATAATAACGATTATAACCTACTGTGTCGCACAGTTTAATATGCCAATCTTCATGAGTCAAGCCATCTGCCATAGAATTGCACACAGTCATATCTGTTTTTCTAAAAATATCATCTATCTCCTCCACAGATCGTCCGCCCAGCATGGTTTGGTTTAGATTTAAGGTATACTTTGCCCATGTTCCAAATTCATCAGCGACGGTTATAAAAACATCCCCGCTATCCTTCTTAATAACTTGAACTGAATCATATTTCATTAGCATGCCGCGATCTTCAAGTATTCTGCCGATCTCTTTAGTTACGTCTTCTCTAATTGGTGTTCCGTCGGTGGCCTTTGCTATATCATCCAGCGTGATAGCTTTTGAAATGGTGCGTTTATTGGTTTCTAAACTATCGTTCGCGCCTTTCTTGGCATATAGTTCTATATTAAGCACGCCGTTTTCGTCAGTAAATTTCCGCGCTACTTTGTATGTCTGGCCCTTGGGCAGTATTATCTCCGGCGTGTCCTTTGTTGCCATAAATCCACGAATTCCATCCGGCTGTTGAATGGTAATCATAACCGGCATTGCATTATCTATGTCCATATTTTCCACATTAGTATAGATGGACGCGATACCCTTGTCGGTGCTTGTAGAGGTAAGGGAGTCTATCCTGTAAATATCGCCCTTCTTCAAATCCTTTATCTCGTCTGCATCAACTACCATTCCTCTATATACCGTTTTATGTCCGGTGTTTGTCGCGTGGCTCTGTATATAATCAGCTTCTGCCATAAGCCGACGCTGTTCATCTTTCGATATTTTCTCTCCGAGTATGTTCTCCGCAGACATTTTTCCGGTCTGGCTGTATTCCTTCATAAGGTTTGCTTTCTCATATTCGAAATAATCAGCATAAACCTCCTCGTTTGTAAGCCGGATTTCAGAATCGCGGCCTTTTTTCTTTTTCTTTATTTCTGTCTGCCTCTTTTCCTCCATCCATTTCTCGTAGCTTTCCTTTGTGTTGCTTGTACGCTCTACATCCAGCCCATTCACGATAGTTTTTATGAAGCACCTGCAGTTGTATACCTCGGCCGGTGCACCGTTTGGGTCAGCAGGATACATTAATCTGTTTGGAAATTCCTCGTCTATTTCTACTCTTACACCGTCCAAGTGTGCGTGTGAATCACGGACCCTCGCGTCTCCGCAGGACACCCACTCCTTCTGGATCGCGATACCTTTCGACTTGGCAAAATCCGAAATATCAAGCATATTTTTCTGCCTGCCAAGATTCTGCGCCCCGGTCATGCTTGTTCTGGCGTTTCGGACCGCGCTGTTTCTGTTCATATCGGTTACATGTTGGAATGAATCAGCCAACTGATCGGGGGTTTTACCAAGAATAATGCCACTTGCTAATGCGGCAGTCAGCTTCTGTTTATTCCACGCGATGTCCTTGGGTATATCCACGTGAGTAGTAGGGAACAACTCCGGCTCGTCTACCATAAGTCGCTCCACGGCGGCTTCGTTGTATATGTTAAACGCTATGCCGCTGGCTTTCTCTATCTCGTAGGCCGAAAAGTTATAGTTTGTCATAAACACATCGGGGATTTGGCCGTTGATCATAGAAGAAGCCACCACGTTTGCGTTGGTAACCTTCTGGGCCATTTCGTTTCGTAGGGCCATCCAACGCTTGCCGCGTCCTATCTGGGCCTCTACCCAATTATCAAACTCTCTTTTGGTGTACTTCCCATCTAAAAAAGCTTGGTATTCTGCATCATAACGATCTTGAAAATCCGAAAAATACTCCTGCGCCGTAAGAGTTATTTCATCATATACTCTCGCATATAGTTTTGTAAGACGCTTTTCAAGTTTGGCTGTCTCTTTGTCTGTATATGTGTCGGAATATGACATCTATTATTCCTCGATCTGTTCCTGTGATTCTATTTCCACATCCTCTCTCGGCTCTTCCTCGCTATGAAACTGACTATAATCCTGCTCCCCGCGCTCCGCTATAACCTGCTCGGCTTCTTCCGGTGTAAGGAAAGGCAGGTGCTTTATAATTACATCGTCGGTGAGATAGTTAGCCGCCATAAGAAGCGTCGATGTCTGCTCGGCTTCGTTTACCACCCTATTCCATACAAAGGACGGAACATCGTCTATACCGGCAAGATTAAGGATTTTCTGAATGAACTCTATGATGTAATACTCGAAATCGGCGCACTTGTTGTCCTGTGCTTGGTAAGCCGCCTGTATTTCCTGTGTGGTTTTCTGGGCCGCAGACAGGCTCTTTACATCGAGTGCCTGAAAGTCCTCATATATATCCGCTCTTAAAAGCTCTAACATAGCCCTGCGCGCTTCTACCGGTATATCAATGGTCTTTGCTTCGATATCCACGCCTGCGTCACCGTCTACTACAGAAGCCTTGACCTGCTTCATTCTTTGTACGAACTGTGCAAGGTCTCTGTCGTCCATTCCACCTGTATTCTTCAACAGCCAATATATACCGCTGGTGTCGTCGATCTCGTTGGCCATTCCCGACTTAATAAAGTCGTAGCAGTCAATGCTTTCGCGTATACCAACAAGCTCGGACTCGTGTGAGTCGTTTATATATAACGGGAATATAGGAAGCGCACCGTAGTTCTCCTCGGATATATCCTCAACCCCTACATTGGTCCGCTTCTCCCGGATAATATATGCTCTCTTGGGTGTTACCTCTTCACCGTCCTCTAATCCGACTTTTCTGTAATCGGTATATCCGTCTGCCTCGTACAAAGTGGCCCTTAACACATCCTTGTTGTTGACCTTTTTAAACCAATATCTAATGCCTGCCTTTAGCTCGGCTGTTTCGTCGGAGTATAACGGACAGAAGCCCGGCTCGTTCGGTGTGTCGGCATAACCAAATACTTCAAGGTGGTCCAAGTTCCAGAAACCAAAAGATACACCCTCGGCCATAGCCCTCTTTGCCGCTTTCTGCAGTTGGAAGTCAAAGTCCTTTCCTAATGCCGCTTTTGTGTTATCGCTCTGGAAATTCGCGCCGTTGCCGAGTACATATTGCACCTGCTGTATTACCAGACGACGGAAGAATAATGTCTTAAGCCTATAATCAGCAGAAATGCGGTCCGGGATTTTATTCCCTGTGACCGTATATAAAAACTTTTGGTATCTTTCGATTGTAGTGTTGTGCTTGTCGTAATACTGCGCTCCTACTAAAGCGTTCTGGAAATCCCTCGTCGACTTAAACTGCTTTATAGCCTCATCGATAAACTCCACAACCTCGCTCGGTGCTTTCCCTGCTACCTTTTCAAAATCCTCGTATGATTTCATGCTCTATCCCTCATAAGTATAATAAGTTGGTGGTTACAACATCGTTCTTTGGTTTCCTTGCCAATTTCTGCGTGTGTACAAAGTACCGCACAGCGTCCATACAATGATCGTTTTCCTTAATCGGCTTATCCTCACCCTTCTGGGCCGCCTTCTCATCCCATCTATACTCCCCGAACTCCTCCAGCGTATGCTTGCACCGTTCCGAGAATAGTATCCTGCGCTCTTTGAGCATATTCTGTACATCGGCTATGCCGTTTATTACATTGTTGTCGGCTTCCCTTGTACGATATCCCTTCTTCCGGGCTTCAACTATCAATGCGGCCGCCGACGGATCAATGATAACCAGCTTTACTATGGCACCCACACGATCTACTAACTCGTCCAGCCCTTCTACTAACTCGGACACCGATTTCTGTTTATGCTCCTCTCGGCCGGAGTAGTAATACTCATCAACGCATACCCAACTATTCTGTCCGCGTATCTTACGCCAAGGGAGAAAGGTTGTCGCGTTCTGTATACCGTAATCGCTGGATATAATCACATATTCCTCATATTCCAGCGCGTTTACCTGCTCCTCACTTAATACATGATCGCTTCGGTCAAACTCGTCGTATATAACACCCTCTGCGGATACCCATAGTCCTTCTATATACCTGTCATAGAACACCCCGCTGTACATATCCCGATATCCCTGCTTTATACTGTCCGGGAGCGCGGGGTTATCGTCTAACCTCAAGTGCAGGTGTAAAGCGTTGTGCTTCTTTGCTTCTAAAATCCACTCTTGGTTAAACCAATGCAGTTGCCCTTCCGGGTTACAGTTAAACCAGAACTTCCTTCCGGCTACAGAGCAACGGGCCAAAGCCTGCTCTACAAACGACCTCGGCATTAGTGCGACCTCGTCCAAGAATACTCCCGCAAGGGTTACACCTTGGATTGATGTATACGAACTCGAATCGCGGCCACCGTACAAATAAAAAATATTCGTATGACCGAACGCTGTGACCTGCATATACGAATAAGTGACATACTTTATCGCAAACCGCTCTCGTATATAACTCATGGCCAATAAAGGCTGGACCACATTTCTATCGGCCGTTAATAGCGTCTTTGAGCATATTCCAAAATTAACGCCATTAAAGTCCCTCATTCCCCAAGTCAAAAACGCCACCGACATAATCATCGTTTTGCCTGTTCGAATAGCTCCGTCGCATATAAGCGCGTCGTAATCGCTGTCCGGGAATGCTAGGATTTCAAGTTGCTTTCTACTGAACATTAGTCAGCTCCTTAAAGGCGATACTCAACGGATCGTCCTCTACAAGCTGAACTTGGGTTATCTGTTTGTCTGTCTGGCCAAGATACTGCTTACCCAGCCAGATGGCCATTGTTGCATTCGTTTCGGCTAATCTGAACTGCGCTCTGCGGAGAGATATTTTACCTTTGCCCCTTTTTAGCGCATAAAGTTCGGAATAAGTCATATCGTACTCACGCTTGGCAAATGCATCGAGGGTTTTGTCGGTTATATTAAACCACCCGCAGATCTCTTCCTTGGTACATTGGAGCGCACATAACTTTTCAAACTCATCTTTGTCAATTTCCTTCCTCGGTCGCCCTGTCCTCGCCATTTATAAGCACCGCCTTTCTCCCTGTGAATTTCTCCCATCTATCTATAATCACATCCACATACTTCGGATCTATTTCCATGCAGTATCCTTTGCGGCCGTTCTGTTCACACGCCATAATGGTTGTCCCGGAACCACCAAAAGAGTCCAATACTATGTCTCCCTCCTTGGAGCTGTTCTTTATCAAGTAATCGAAAAGGGGGATCGGCTTCATAGTCGGGTGTTCACCATTTCTGGCCGGTTTATCAAACTTAAGAACAGTTGTTTGTTTTCTGTCCGAATACCACGAATGAGAACCGTCGTTCCAACCGTATAGACAAGGCTCGTGTTGCCATTGATAGTCCTGCCGGCCTAGGACCATTGTATTCTTCACCCATATAAGGCACTCACGAACGGTCCATCCGTTATCTACGCAGGCCCCACGAAAATTGTATCCCTCGCTGTCTGCGTGCCATATATAGAAAGATGCACCGGCCTTTAGATTTTCCTTGGCCGCAAAGAATGACTCCGTAAGAAACTGCTTAAACTCCCCTGCGCTCTTCTTATCATTCTCGATCTTTAATGCATCCTTGGTCTTGCCGGTATAGTCGACATTGCAAGGCGGGTCGGTAAGATATAGATCGCACAATTCTCCACCACATAGCTTCTTTACATCATCCGGGTCCGTTGCGTCACCACACATTACACGATGGTCACCTAATTGGTATATTTGGCCACGTTCGGACTTTGGTTCTTCCGGGGGTTCCACTTCATAATCATCGTCGACCGCATCATCGTCCGGTATAGACAGATCAAAACCGAACTCTTCCATGTCGATTTCGAATATGTCTCCCAATTCCTCGTCCAAAAGATCAAGGTCCCATTGCGAGTCCTCACCCACTTTGTTATCAGCTAAACGATATGCCTTTATTTGCTCCTCGGTCAGATCGTCAGCCCTTACGCAGGGAACCTCGTCCATCTTCAGCTTCTTGGCCGCTTTCAAACGAGTATGGCCGCATACCACGACATTGTTTTTGTCTATGACTATGGGTACCTTAAAACCGAATGCTTTGATTGATGCCGCCACCTTGTCAACGGAAGCGTCGTTTTTTCTGGGGTTCTTGTCATAGGGAGTTATATCTCCCAGCTTTAGCATTTCAATTTCCATTTTTTCTCCTTTTATACATACATTTGCTTTCGTGGAGGCCCATAGGAAGCCCCCATTCAGCAAATGCTCCGATTGAATCAGAGAACAGTGGCGCACTGTTATTGTGGCATATAAGGAAGGCTCTGTTACGCAAAAAAAAGAGACCGACGATCTGACGTTGATCTCTTTTAATTTTTTTACAGATTCATCGAGCCTGTCATATTATCGAACTGATATGGCATTCTGTATCATCCCTTATCCTCACTTTTCTGTGGCTTAAATATTATTATCATCATCTGCATCGTTGAATATTCGTTCAAAAGTACCCTTTGGTGCGGTTATCTGTGCGTGCATTCCGCTCCATGTTTCGGTTTCCTCACTTTCTGCCTTGTACTTGTCGATTATCTGCAACACATCAATTTTGCTGACATACTGATTGTAGCTGACTCCCATTGTGTCGGTTATCTGCTCTATCTCGGCTCTTATCTTATCGAGAATAGTACCGCCATTAAAATACAAAGCTAATGCTCTTTCTAAATCACGCTTTGATATTTTTCTCTGCATTACATCTTCACACCAAGGATTTATGGTAGTGAATATGAAATCTTCTTCTGTTTCAGTTACTTCTTTGGTTATCTTATAGATTAAATCACTCATACCTCGTCCTCACTTTCTTTAATCTCCATTTTGATGTGCTTCATAGTAGACCAGTAGATACTCTGCTATCTCTTTGATTTCTTCTAACTCAAACATATCCTCTGTGTTCTTATCACCCAAGTCTTCACCTGTAACCGCTGTTCGTATAGTCTGCATCATAGGTGTCAGCGTGACTTCCTTCGTACCCGATACTATCTTTTCCGCCACTGTAATAGGCATATCATAATCTTCTATCTGTATCATTTCTTGACCTCACTTCTCTTACTACCAACAAATATTTCAGTAGTTCCATTTGGTTTATATGAAATATGAAGATAGTAATCATCCTTATACTTCTCAATAATTTCCATTACAATATCTGGTTTAATTTTCTTTGCATACATAAATTCAAACATTCTTTAGTCCTCACTTTCCTGTGGCTCAAATATCATTATCATCATCTGCATCCTGCACCTCCTCTGTCGGATCATAAGGATATCCGTTTTCATCTATGTTAGGGACAAATTCGTAGCCATACACATACTCTCCTGCTCTCTTGCCCCAATCTGTTTTGGGGTACTTGTCAGCAAGTGTTTTACGATTTACGCTCTTATACCCTTTGCATCCATCACCGCATTGCAGGTTGTAATAGTGTACTGTGCCCTCATCATCTACCATCAAGCAATCGTGAGGATTATCACCGATCTTGTGTACCCTACCACTATATTTATCTCGAATCCATAAATCTATCATTCCTTATCCTCACTTTCCTGTGGCTCAATTCACACCAACTCTGACCGCTATCACATCTTCCCACGGGATAACCTTCGCTTTTTCTTCAAGTTCCTCGTCTGTCCAATCATCACACTCGCATCCATAATAATTTAAGCAATCATCATACGGACTATCTTCTTTTGAGTGGTACATATCATCCTTGCCAATAATAAGAGTTTCTATGCGAGGCTCGTTTAGTTGTCCTGCTATACAACTATAATCGTCACTTATTCCATCTGTATCTATCCACGCTATAACCCTCATATCAGGATGATTAGCAATAAGCGTTGCTAACTTCTCTGCGTAAGCCTTGTTCTGTTCATATTCCTTAATCATTCCTTATCCTCACTTTCCTGTGGCTCAACTTCTGGAATGTCCGTTGCTCTGATATAGACAAATCCATCTATTTCGTGGATATAACTGATTGGCAAAAAATCATCAAATACATACTCGTCAGCTTCACATTCTTTCAGCCGTTCCTTTGCCGCCTGTCTTGACATTCCGACATAAGACCTTACCTCTGTATCAAATCCCTTTTCGCTATCTTCCGCATACTCTGTTAAATCCTTAATCAATTCTGCTATGGTCATTCCTTATTCCTCACTTTCTGCCTGTAGATCATAATGGCTTTTTGCTATCATTTCGGCTATTTCTTTCATGCTATCTAAAGCCTGTTTAGGGCTTCTAGCCTCAACAAAATAATATTTCTCATAGATTCTATCTCTAATCACATATAAGCAATCCTCGGCAT